TTACTGATGGTTTAGAAGAACAGCAAAATACTCCTACTGAGTCTCAACAAGCTGCCGAAAATAAAGAAGGCGAAAAAGTTGATGAGAGCAGGCAGGATCAAGTACCAGCAGAAGAGCAAAGATTTACCAAAGAGGACTTGGATGCTCAAGCCGCTAAGATTAGAAATATCGAGCGAAGGAAAGCAGATAGGAAAATAGAGGAAGAGCGAGCGCGTAGTAATTTTGCCCCTACGAATCAATGGGGACAGAATCAATATGCTGGGCAACAAGGACAAGGTCAGTCGGCGGATGTGTTTTGGGATGTTAAGCTAAAAACTTATCTTCCAAAAAATATAAGTCCTGAGGATTTGTCTAAGATGCACGCGGATCATGATGCGGTTTTATTAACGCAGCAGCCCGCGATAAATGAGTTAGTTAAGCAGATAAAAGAAGTAGAGAAGGAAATACCAGATTTAAAGCGTAGGCTTTCCAGCTATTCAATACCGGACTCGGTATTTAAATATGCATCACGGAAAGATAATGGATTAAAGGTTTTAGCTAAACTGGAAAGGGATGATCCGCTAGCTTTTGAAGAGCTGCTTTTATCTGATAGCGAAACTCAATTTGAAAAAATACTTGAGCTAAGTATTGCTGATAAAAATAGACCGTCTCCTAATTTTAAAACTAATGCGTCACGTCAGACACAAGCTTTGCCTGATGGTGTTGGTGTAACAACTAAAGCACCACATGAATTAAGTTACGATGAGCGCAAAGCTTTATTTAAACAACAGAGGGCGCAACAAAGAAGATAGTAAATCATTGTTTGCGCCGCCACTATAATCTTTTGGAGACGCAACAATGCCAGATACTTACGTTACAATGCAGGACGTTGCCGATGATATGCTGATTGCATTTCAAAATCAGCTTAAAGTTGTCAACACTGCCACTCAAGTTTTCGATAAACAATTCACCAATGGTCACAAGGATAAAGGTGCTACTTTACAAGTTCAAAGACCAAATAACAATGTCGTCGGGGATGGCGCGACTATTACTACAATTCTTGATAACAGCGAGCGTTATGTCAATTTAACTATTGATCAACGCAAGCACGTTGTCTTGGATTTCTTAACCAAAGATTTAACTTTATATGCACGTCAAGACTTCTTCAAACGATTCATTGAGCCAGGTGCAAAAGCTTTAGCAAGCGTTGTTGATTTAGCGGTTGCTGATGCGATGTGCAAACAAGCAGCTAATTTTGTCGGTACTCCAGGTGTTGCATTATCTGATGAGTCCACAATTTGGGCAGCTCGTTCACTAATGAACAAATTGGGCATGCCTTATGATGAACGTTATGCGTTTATCAGTGAGGATATGTATCAGAACGTTGGTCATGGTTTAAAATCACTGTTCCAACCTGCATTAGTCAAAGATATCATTGAAGATGCAATGATTGGTCGCTTAAGTGGTTTTGACTTCTTCAGTACCATTCATACTCGCAATCATTTGTCGGGTACTGGTGATACTGTTGCCGCTCCTGCCGCTGGTTTTGTCACTGCAGGAACAATTGCAGTCGCAACTGTAAGTGGCGATGCTACATTAGCACTTACTGGTATTTTACCAAGTCAAACTGGCGTATTTAAAGCTGGCGACAAGATCTATGTTGATGGCGTTGATGTTCTTGGCAATCCAGTTTATTTAGTCAATCCAATTGATTTTACCAGCACTGGTAAATTAGCCTGCTTTGAAGTAACAGCAGACGTTAATTCAACGATTGGTGGTACTGCTACGGTTCCGATCTCAATTGCTAATACTACGATTATTACTGATGATCCACACCCATATCGTAATTTGACTGGTAATATTGAAATTGGCGGGCAAGTATATTTGGCTACTGCTCGTACTGGTGCAGGCGCTTCAGTTGCAAAAACCTATAGCGTTGGCATGGCTTATCATCCAAGCTCAATTCTATTTGCAGCTCCTCCACTAATTATGCCTAAAGCAATTCCAGATGCAGCGAAAGGCGTACAGACTGACCCACAAACTGGTATCTCAATTCGTATCTTAGAAACTTACGATTCTACTTATGATAAAGTTTTGACTCGTATGGATATCATTTATGGCTTAACTGTATTGCAAGATCGTTGTGTTGCAGTGCTTGGTGCTTAATTACTAATTAAAATGAGGGGGATAACTTCCCCCTTGTTTTATAGGGTTGGTTATGACTTTAACAGTAAATGATATTATCGTTGATGCGTATGAAGTATTGGGGGTAATGCCTTCTGATAACTATTACACGCAAAAGCAAATGGAAGATGGATTAAAATTGCTTAACTATAAAATCAGTCTTTATAACGCAAGTCCCAAAGCTGTTGCCTATGACAGTATTTTAAATTTCAACATGGTTGTCGGTAAGATGAAATACGTGATAGGAAACGTTGCGGGTGTAGATCCCAATACTGTTTATATTATTAACAATCCTCCTATTAGCGTAAAATTTATAGATTTGCTCAAGGATTATATTCAATACCCAATTGAGTTAACTACTGATACTCAATATTACAATATGATGCGCCCCACAAACTTATCTGGAATACCAGATAAAGCGTATTGTCAAAGATTGCTTGGAGATCAGCTCGGAAGTATGTTTGTGCATTTTTTTAGAGCACCACAATTTGCATATGTTGTAACGCTTAAGGGTAAGTTCAAATTAAGTCCTTTGCTCATGAATGCAGCTTTAACTTCAATGCCTGATTACATGCAAACATTTCTTATCTACGAAACTGCACAGCAATTATATTTTAGAAATCGTAGTGGCAATTGGGATGAGAAAACAGCAGAGGCACATGCAGAAGTTAAGAACGTGGTATATGGTTCGAATGATGATGATTTATCAATTGAGACGGGAAACCCATTAGCAAATGTTCCGCAGTCTCAATATAACTTTTGGAACAGTTAATGCAACAGCCATATGACATAGTAGGAAGTTATACAAAAGATGAATTATCTGATGTAAATCCCGGTAATACGGTGAATTTATATGAGGTAATTGATCCAACGGCTATGAATGGACATGTTTTAAAAAGAACTGAAGGAACTAAGCTAACTAAAGATTTGAAGGTGGAGCATGGAGGTAGGGGAAGTCTTAAATTTAACGATATTGGATATTTTGTAATTGGGCATTATGTTTTTTCGATTGATATTTACGAGAACATAAATAACGTTGGGCAACTTGAGTCGATAGATTCTAAAGTTTGGATTTGCCATAACAAGACTCAATTAATGTTTACAGATGGCGTCTATGGATATGTTTATACGCCATCAACTAGCGTGTTTCAGAAAATCGTTCATCCTGATTTTCCTGCTAAACCTAGCTTTTGCGCTAGTTTTGGTAATAGGGGATGCGTAGGAGTTGGCGATACTAACAGGATGCAAGTTAGCGCAATTGAGGATTATTTAACTTGGGATGCCAGTGTTTATGCAAGCAATAGCGTTTATGGTGATGTGGTTAATGGAGCGGTCACAGTTGGAAATAGGATGTATGTTTTTGGTAGAGAAAGTATTGAGCCTTGGTATATCGTGAATGATGTTTTATTCCCTTATGCCGTAGATATGAATGGTGTTAGGTCGTACGGACTCGAATCACCTAAAAGTTTATCTGATGATTTGGGAGAAGGTATTGCATTATTTTTATCTACAGCTAAATCAGGTGTTGGTTCGATTAAGATGATTGAAGAAGGATCTTTACCAAGAACTGTAAGCACTAGAGTTGTGGATTGTTTAATACAGTCTTTATCTAATCCAAGCGATGTTAGCTCATACGTGCATAAAAATAATGGATATTTATTTTGTACGTTTAACTGGACTACGGACAATTTAACGCTGTGTTATTGCATCACGACAAACCGATGGTTTAAAAAGCAGTACAAGAAAGATTTGCGGCATTTTGGTGAGAATCACTTGTTTGTTGGGAACAAGCATTACCTAACTCATTATAATCAAAGTTATTTGTATGAGTTTTCAACTAATTATTTTGATGATGATGGAGTAAATATTAATAGAGTAAGAGTTGGCGATTTAATCTATGACAAGACGGGTAAGAAAATAACGCTCAATAGATTTAATGTTGAGTTGCACCAAGGCGTTGGTGCAGTTACTGGAGAGGAAAAAGTTCCTCAAGTTCTTGGTAGCTTTTCGATTGATCGTGGTCATGTTTTTGGAAATAGGGTAAGGGCAGATATCGGAAGAATTGGACTTGAAACATACAACACAATCTTCACTTCGTGCGCCACAAGTCATCGTGGGATTGTTCCAAGAATAGAGACGAGTGCTAAAGTTGATTTTACTGTTTTGGGTGCTTGGATAGATATAACTTTATCAGATAAGGGAGTTTAGTTTTATGCCTATTGATAGAGTGAATTTGTTAGTAAATACCAATGTAGCCGATGATAAAGGCAAAGCGAGTGATGGTTTAAAAAGATGGTTTAACGATGTAATGACTGGAATCAATGAAGGTATTACTCCGATAAAAACCTTATCGGTAGTAGCCGCCAAGTCATTAGTACATGTAAAGGTAAAAAATATTTTGATTAGAGTGATTAGTGGTACTGCTGGAAATGTGCAATCAGCGATTAATCCTCAAATTGCAGCTGGATTTGATGGGCAAATTATCACTTATCTTGGAACTGATAATGTTAGAACAGTTACCATTGCAGAATTAAATGGAGTGGAGCTGCTAGATATTAGCGCAGTACTTAAAAATGGTGATTCGATTACTTTGATGTTTGATGCGGTTCGTAGCATATGGCGCGAACTTTATAGAAGTATTAAATAGGGGATTTTATTATGTCATGGTTTAGCGATTTGCTTACAGGTGGTGATCAAGCTGCTGGTTATAGAGACATGGAAAGTCAAATAAGAGCAGCCATGGATCAAATGAACAAGCAATATGGATCTGCTCAAAGCAGAATTGCACCATATGGGCAAATTGGCATGACTGGAATGCAGGATTATACGTCGCGCCTTAATCAGATGAAAGATCCTACTGGCTTTATGAATAACATCATGAGCCAGTATCAATCTTCACCTTGGGCTACATTTCAGACTAAAAACATGATGGACACGCTGAATAATAATGCAGCGGCAAGTGGTTCATTAGATAGTGGCGCACTGCAAAAAAGATTGATGCAGTATGGTCAGGGTATTACATCACAAGACCAGCAGAATTACTTACAAAATGCCTTAGGAATTAATAATCAGTATTTGAGTGGTGAGCAAGGACTTGGGCAGATGGGAGCAAACACAGCTTTGCAGCAAGGCAATTGGGATATTGGGCAGGGTAAAGATATTGCTGGCTTGCTTGGAAATTTAGGTCAAGCGCAATTTGGTGAAAAATCTACTGAAGGACAAGCATGGCAACAATTGCTTGGACTTGGTGCTGGATGGCTTAGCAGTCCTATTGGACAAAATGGAAACCCATTTGGTGGAATTGGTAAATCAGGTGGAGGTTCTGGCGGAAGCGGTGGAGGAGGCGGTAGCAGCATAATGTCAATTCTACCAATGATTTTAAGCATGTTATAGAGAATATTTATGATAAATGTACCGATGCCTACAGCTCCATTAAGCCCACTATCTAGCGTGATTAGTGGTTATGTGGATATGTTTAGCAAAATGCGTAATGCGCCATTAGAGACGCAGAATTTGCAGCAACAATTGGATATGGGAGTTCCTAAGTTGCAAATTGAGCAAGCCAAGGCTAAGTATGCTGAACCAATGCAACAGGCTGAAATTCAGCAAAAACTTAGCGAAGGATTGCCCGAGTTAATGCGTGCTTATAATTATTACAGCAATGTTAGTAAAATGCTTGGACCTGATCATCCCGTTGTCCAAGAAGCATTTAAAAATTATCAGATAATTCAAAAATCTGCTAATGCTCTTGCTCAATTACATGGCATTAATGCAGCTTGGGGTCCATTCAGTAAAATATCAGGACCAGCAAAAGAGGCTGCGGAGAGAGCAGCATTGGAGTCCGGTGGTTCATTGCCTACGCTTCCACAAACAACATCAAGCATTCCGAGCGTATCTGGAACCGCACAAGGCGTTCCAATGACTGCACCTGAGATGAACAAATATACTCAGTTGACAGGACAGCCAGCAGATCAAAGTGGGCAAGGTGTGGGTCAGCAACCAAAACTTGATGGCTCTCATATAGATTTTACTCAAGCTGCTGCTAATCCACATGTGATTGATTTAGGAGCAAAGCAATTGGCTGCTTTAAATGCAAAACCTTATATTGAATCTGAGGCAAAGGCTCGTGGCGAAGCAGATGTAAAAGAATATAACAAGGCACAAGATAGCGTGGGAGATCTGTCTGATGATGCAAGACAGATGAACATGTTAATTAGGCAATTTAAGGATGCTTATAATAAATCACTTTTCGTAGGACAGACAAAAGGTTCAATGCCATCAAGCTATAGCAATGCTCATGGCATGGCAGAATCAGCAGCTTATTTAGCGGCTGCTGGGCATGATTTTACAAATGAAATAAATGCAGATAATGCAGCGCAAAACATGCAATCATTGATTATAAAATTAATGAAAACCAATAGATTGACAAATTACGAATTGAAGTTTGCGAGTGGTTTGAAATTAAATAGGTCAATGAATCCTGGAAACATTGATGACATAGGAGATTGGCTTACTTCTAAATCTGGAAGAATTGAAGAGATGCAAGATTTTCTAAATTCAGCTAAAGACAAGGGAGTGCCTGTTCAGCTTGCAAAATCGTTATGGGGGAAATATGAAAATCAACGACCTTCGTATGATTTTCAAAATAAAAAAACTAATGCTCAATATCAACAGTCATGGAATGATTATCTTACTCCACAGGCAATTAATGCCGTAAAAAATGGCGAAGCCTTTACTCCTGACGTAGAAAGTGCAAGTGATTTGAAATATTTAACGCCAAGAGAAAAATTATATTTAAGAAAAAAATACTCCGAGGTTAAAAAATGATTAATCTTGAAGATATAGATAAATCACTTAAACAAGATGGAATTGATCCCGAGTCTGGAAGAATGATAGATCAGGCAGAGATACCTGTTGCCGCTCCAATTAAGCAAAAATATTCTGTTAAAAATAGTATTGATAAAATATTGTCTAATCCAGCTACTCAGGGAGTTTTGGGTGCTGGCGACGCAGTGGCTAATCAAATGAGGGATATTTTAAGTTTAATTCCGGGCGTGAAATTACAGAATATAGTCTTGGGGAATAAATCTGATATGGCGTATCAGGGTGGACAAATTGCGGGTAATTTAGCTGGTTATTTAGGGTTAGGTTCGCTTGGAGGTGCCGGGTTAGAAGCTGCTGAAGCGATACCAGCAATAGGAAAAATTGCTGGAGCCATTAGAGGTGGTAAAGGTTTAATGGGTGGACTACGTCGCGGGATGGGAAATATTGCTTACGGAGCGACAATGAATCCAGATGATAGGGCTAAGGGAGCTATAGAGGGTGGGGCACTTTCTGCTGCTGGAGAAGCATTGCCCGTGCTAGCAAAAGGTATTGGAAAAATTGCGGATTCAATAAATCCATCTTCAATTGTCAATGCAATTCATGATTTTATTAATCCATCAAAAATTGATGAAGTCACACAAAGTGGTAAAAAATTATATAAAAATATTTTCAGTAAATTCAGCAAGAGGTCAATTTATGATAATACTGAGCCTGTTGATTTTTCTGCTAGTGGCATGGATGACGGAAAAGGTATAGTTAAATTTTATGGAGAACCAGCAGAAGGAGCTAAATTTGATGATGCGTATAAAGGGTTGAGCTATACCGATCTTCCAGAAGACCAAATAAAAAATGTTTACAATAGTGACTTAAAGGCGTTGCACCGTAAATTTATTAACAATCCTACAATAGAAAATGCACATGAGCTACAGAGTCAACTTGGCACAGAGTTAAGGGCTTACAATGCAAAAGAAGTAAAAAATATACGCCTGGATGCAGCAGATAGAAACATTAGGGATTCATATAAATTATCCCAATCTATGATACAAAATGATATCAAATCTTTCTTATATAAAGAAAATCCTAACCTAGTTAATGATTATAATAATGCTAATTATAATTGGGCTAAAAAAGTTATTCCATTACAGAATGCTAATCACATAATTTCAAAAGTGGGTGAAAACGCAGCTCCTGAGAAAATTAACTCAGCAATTCTTAAGGCTCAAGATAGAAATATTAGATTACCAGAGGAATTTGATGGTTTTCAAACTAATCTTGAAAAAACTATAGCAAGGAAAAATATTGCACAAAAAGCAGCAGGAGCAGTGTTGGGTGCTTCTTTAGGTCATTCTCTTGGAGGAGCTGGAGAAATAGGTGGCGCATTGTTAGGATCGTATATTGGCGCTCCTTTAATGAAATCAATTGGGATTCCTTCTATTTCTTCAGCAACAAAAGGTATGGGATCTAAAGCTTATGACATATTAAGATCGACATATTTATCTAATAAATTGTTGGGAGAAAATCAATAATGGCTACAAAATATAAATTGGCTCCTCCATTTCGATGGACATTTCTGAATAAGGTGGCTCAGCCGGCAATTTCTGGATATATTCTTTGCTGGAAGGCATCCTCTCATAGCACGCCTAAACTTGCGTATCAAGATCAAGCTGGAACATTGCCTTATCCGCTCGACCCTATTACAGGATATGAAAAAATTCCTCTTGATAGTGGTGCTGGAGTTAATGCAATTTATTTTGCTGATGATGAGCCATATTTTGTAGAACTATATGACGCCGTTGGATCTAAATTAGCAGAAGCAGATGATTATCCTGAATCAACCTCTATCACACCTCCTGCTACAGTAAATGATAGTACCAATTATATTTTGAATGGTCAGTTTAGGTATTTGAATAATAATGTTTATGTGGATGAGCGTGTTGATGTCAGTGCTAATCTTGATGTAAGCCCATATTATATTTTTGGGAATTCTTTATATGGGGGTGGTGGTGCTGGAAAAATTGTATTTTATAAGAGTAATGCAACTGCCACAGATTATTGTACATTAAAAAAGTTTTTACCCGGTGAGAATTTAGTTGAAGCCAATGCAGAATATTATATTAAGCATGAATGTACAAGTATTGGGGCGGGTGAAACTCACAAAAGATATTTGTTCATTGTGGGTGATGTAAATGCATTTGAAGGAAAGCATATTATTGCTGCTATTGCAGGCATCAGCCCAATGAGCGCAGTGCTTAAAATATATTATAGGAAATATTATGGATCTGGTGGAAGCGCGACTGAGGATGTTTTGCTTTCAACCAATACTATTCAATTAACAACTTCTTGGGCAAAACATAATATTGAATCTGATGTGCCAATTCCATTATCAACTGGAAAAACCATTGGTACTGGAAATTATTTTGCAATTATTGTTGATTTACCTCTTGCTCAATCACTTGATTTAAGCTTTACCAATGTTCAATGTAATCTATCTGAGGTTGAAGTTCCCTATCAACATCAAACTGCTGAGCAATCATTATCTATTTTGAAATCAGTACAACTTCCTGATTTATCGCAGGGTAATTATTTCGATACTATTGGTGATGTATTGGCTCTAACTCCAGGTTATACAACTAAAACATTATCTTATAGGCCCGAACCTCCAGTTGGTTCTGTTGTTGATTGGCCCGTGGATTTTGATATGTGTCCATCTGGCTGGTTGCCATGGGGAGCGGGAGGGGTTTATGCAACGTCTATTTACCCGCGTTTATATAATTTATTTACTAAAAATAGAACTATTAATTCAATATATGGTTTAGGTGATTCTTGTTATTACACATCTCTTGTAGGAGATACTATTAACATTACAAATACGGTGGCGGGAGCGTGTACTGCTATTGCAGACGTTAATACTGGATTTACGCTTAGCGTAGTTACTCCTGGTGGCCCTGGTGTTGTGCAAACAAGTAGAATAGTTTGCAAAGCTGCATCAACGTTTGTTCATGGTGCACATTTTAATTACTTTACCACCACGGGATCATATACGGTTGTGATGTGCAAAAACTATCACTATATAAGTCCTGGACCCCATACTGCTATTCCTGTTTTTTATTTTGAAGGAGAAACTGCAAGTCAAATTGCTGCAAGAGTTGGTTTAGCAATGTCACCTATTGTTTTTGCGTTTCCAGTATTTTTGGGTATGTCTCCGCGATTAACTGCACTTGGCAGTGGAAACGATCCCGATAGATTAACTCGTACTGCAAGGGGTGACGGCACTGTAGGTGATGCTGTTGGTACAACGCAGCATTGGCAACTTGAATCGCACTTACATCCAATACCTAATGTTGGGCAAAATTCAGGTACGGGTGTGGCTGCTGGAGCATGGGATATTGCACCACCAACACCACCAATAGCAAAAAGTACTAGCTTAACAGGTGGCAATCAGACTAATCCAATAAACTATAATACAAATAAAATTATTAAATATTAGGGGTTTTTATGGCAAATAACAGTGTTACACCTTATCAAAAAGAATCTTCACCGTTGCATGTGAGTCCTTATATTGACTTTTCTGCTTTAGCAGTATTGAGCGATACAGTTGATACACCGCAACCATTTAAAATGGTTATTGTATCAGCTCCAGGATTTGTCACATGGCTTAATTTAAACGGAGATTCGCAGATTACTTATTGCGGAATTCCAGGTCAACCATATTACATTAGAGGCAAGAGACTTATGGCTACTGGAACTACTGCTACAGGTATTTATTGGGGAGGAGGTCAATAATGGATGAGTTAGGCAATTTATGGTTGATTATGTTGTCAGGTGGTGGTGGTTCGACTTTGTCTTTTTTTTATACAACACCATCTCTTGCGGTTTACACCGACCCTTTAGGGTCACCTTATTCAGTATAATTATAGGAGTTTAAAAATGGCAATTTTAAGACAATTTTTAATAGCAGATCCGTTAGCAGATTTAGCGGCTCTGAAAGCTTTTAACACGATTGCGGTTGATAGTGGAGTTAGAGTAATTGTCAAATCAATGTCTCCTTTTGGTGGAGAATTTGTTTGGGTATCTACTTCAACTGCTACACCGGATGATATCAATGTTGTGCTTCCTACTATTCATGGAGTTGCTGGTAGGTGGATTCGTAAAGATTATTTAGGATTAAAATTAACTGCTGCTGGTCAAATTGATGCATCGCAGCTTGGTATTGCTGGTCCGTTTACACCAAAAGGTTCGTTAACTATTGCATCTGATTTTCCAACTTTAGCAACTGTTCAGACTGGTTGGACATATACAGTTGCGACAGAAGGATTGATTGATAATGACGCAACAAAGACTAATACCGGACAAACATTTCATAAGGGAGACATGATCTATTGGTATGCTGCTGGTGTAGTTAAGTGGGTAGATATTACTGGTATTGAATTGTTTACCGATGATGGTACTGATATTAAAACAGTCAATGCGAGAAATATTGATTTACAAAATAATGGTTTAAAAGATACCAACGTTACTACTGCTATTAAATTAGGTAGCGCGATTGATACTAGCTTTAGCACTACTAAGAAAAGTATTTGTGGCGCAATCAATGAGCTATTAAGCACTATCGGCGGTCTTCAAGCTTCTGATATAGGCAACGATAGTACGATTCCAGGTGTAACTGTAGCAGATGCTTTAAACGCAATTTTATCGGGGGTAGGTATGGAATTTTGGATTAAGAAAACTATGACGTCATCTGATATTTTAACGGCGTCAAATGTAGACATCACTGGCGTTTCATCTGGTGGTGAATTAGCAATTGAAGATGTTGTGGTTTTAACTGATGCTGTTGGTTTGGCTACTGGAACGAATTTTGAGCTTTTGTCAAATAACGTTAAGAGTCTACCTAACATTTTCGTTGAAACAGTTGCTAACTTAGGTGGCAATAAAACAGTAGATATGACTAATGCTTCCATTACTGGAATGCGAACTGTTTTAGAAGTAGGTAAAAAACTGCAAGTGCATAGCACTGCATTAGCTTGCACGGGTGCTGGAACTATTGAAATTTATGTAAAGTTCCAACGTCTAGCTGCTGGTGCGACTATTTCGCCACTGTAATTTAAAAATTAAATTTGGAGAATAAAAATGACTTCTATAGTTGGAAAATTAGATGGTATTAAAACCGTTACTGATGTAATTCCCGATGCAGGTGCTTTAACTACGCTAGCTGCTGCGGTTACCGCTGTAAAGGCTGTCACCGATGTTATTCCTGATGCTGGTGCATTAACCACTTTAGCGGCGGCTGTTACTGCTGTCAAAGCCGTTACAGACGTTATCCCAGATGCAGGAGCGTTGACTACTTTGGCTGCGGCAGTAACAGCAGTTAAGGCAGTTACTGATGTTTTGCCAAATGCTGGTGCATTGACTGATGTTTCTGCTGGCACTGGAACTTCGTTTATTATTAAAAAAACGATGGTTTCCTCTGCTATTTTGCAGGCTTCAAATGTCGATATTACTGGTGTTTCAAGCGGTGGTGATTTGTTAATTGAGGGAGTTGTTGTTCAAACTGATGGAACAGGGCTTGCAACAGGTACTAATTTTGAGTTGTTATCAAATAATACTCGTGGTCAAGTAAATATCTTTGTTGAAACTGTGGCTAATTTGGGCGCCAATAAAACTGTTGATTTAGGTGGTGCAACCGTTACAGGAGTTGAGACAGTTTTAACATCTGGTAAAAAACTTCAGGTTCATAGCACAGTAGCAGCTTGCGATGGAGCTGGAGAAATAGATATTTATGTGAAATTTAAACGCTTGAGCGCAGGCGCAACTATTTCACCATTATAGTGTTTTAATTAGGGGGTCTTATGCCAATTTTACGTGAGAAAATAATCGTTGAGCCGATAGCTAATCTAGCGGCTCTAAAAGCGTTTGTGGTTACACCAATTAGTAGCGGTGTTGTTGCCGAGGTAATTTCAATGTCTCCATTTGGGGGATTATTTACTTGGGTAGCCACTTCGGCAGCGACCCCCGATGATGTTAATGTTGTATTGCCTACCGGGCATGTTGGTAACGGTCGCTGGATTCGTGCAGACATGCTTGGTTTGCAGATTAATAGCTCTGGAAAGATTGTTGCATCGCAATTAGATATTGCAGGGCCATTCACTCCAAAAGGAACGCTAACTATTGCGGCTGATTTCCCTACGCTTGCAACAGTTCAGGATGGATGGACTTACACAGTAGCAACTCAGGGGTTAATTGATAATGATCCCACCAAAACTAATACAGGACAGACTTTTAATAAAGGAGATATGGTTTATTGGTATGGTGCAGGTTTAGTTAAATGGAATGATATTACTGGTATCGAATCATGGATAGATGATGGCACTGATGTTTACCCATTAAA